CGCCACCAGTAGAACGAATACTCACTGAACTTATGCTCGCGGCAAAACGCTCGCACGGTTTGGCCGCTGTTCTTCTGCTGTGCGACTCTTTGGCGCCACAGCTCGCGCCGCTCTCGTTGTTGGGGGCTGCTCACTCCTCCACTTTGCGGCGAAACTTCGCTATGCGCTAGAGGGGTTCATGTGACGCTTACGATGGCTCGCACACGCTCGGCCTCCTCCGGATTCACTACCAGGAGACTTCCCCGTGGATCGAGATCGTAGCCGAGCGGCAGGTAACCGCCCGTCCACTTACCCTTCCTGCGCGCGGCCGCTTTGTGATCGCGGGTTCGCTCACTGATGATTTCGCGTTCAAACTGCGCAAACGAAAGCAGAATGTGCAATGTGAGACGGCCCACCGGGGTCGCGGTATTGAACTGCTGCGTCACAGAAACGAAGCTCACGCCGTGCTGCTCGAAAGCTCCCATGATGCGAGCAAAGTCGAGCAGCGAACGGCTTAGCCGGTCGACTTTATAGACCACCACGCAATCGACGCGGCCGGCCTCTATATCTCGCAGCAACCTTCCGAGTGCCGGACGTTCCATGTTGGCGCCCGTGAAGCCGCCGTCATTATAAATGTCGGGTAGCAACAACCAGTTCTGCGCCTGTTGGCTCGCGATATAGGCTTGCGCGGCATCGCGCTGGGCTTCTAACGAATTGAACGGTTCATCTAGTCCTTCCTCGGTAGACTTTCGAGTGTAGACCGCGCAATGCACCGGCCGCGCTCTTGGTTCAGCTTTTCCGGGGAGCATTGCTCACCTTCCGATTCCGGCGTTTAGCCGTCAGTCCAAAGAATGCCAATCCGTTCCAACGTGAGCCTGCCACTTCGGTTGCAATGGCGCTTAGGGAGCCATAGTTTCGGCCCTCGTATTCGAAACCGGAGGTCAATACCTTGACGACTACAATGCGGTCTCGAAACTCGCGTTTCAGTAGTGTTCCGACCTTCGGTATGCGGCCATCAAAATGGTGAAGAGAACCGCTCTTCCACAACTCCGTCCCGCTTCCTCCGCGCGGCGGCAGAACGCGCAGGTCCTCGTCTTTGGCAACGGCGAGGGCACGCTGGCGCGCACGCTCGGAAAGGTCTCCTTCCGAGATCGCCTGTAAACGCCAAGCGATGCGCCGCACTAGTGACAACTTGTGCTTTGATCGTGGTCCCTCTTCGAACAGTTCCCGATATTTCGAACGCACAGTTGCGATCGGTGCACGGCGCAAGGTCTCTACCTGCTCATGTAAGCTTCCATTCATTCGCCTCTCCTTGTCTGGGTGCTCCGCAGAGCCCACCAACATGAACGCTCTCCGGAGAGACGAAAGCAAGTCCATCGTTGCCACTTATTGCCCATCCAATATTGACCTTCGGTAGGTCCACCCAGAGATTGCGGTGCGTCACCTGCTCCGCGCGTCGCGCTCGGGCCAAGCACGCCTGTAGTCGCTCAATCCATGAGTCGCGCGCGAGCAGGTAATCACTCGATCGCGGCGTCTACCATCATCGTTTGTTTGCCTGGTAATGCGACTCGGATCCAGTCGAATCTCGATTTGCCGCGGTGTCAACGCACCATGCCGCCACTCCATCCACCTCCGTACGTCGAATCGAGATGTTCCACTTCTGCAATAACGCGATTGTGCTTGGCGCAGGGTCGATGCCGGCGCCGTGTTGCCACAGCCCGAGGTCACCGTTCTGTTGATGCATCACAGCCAGCACGTATACCTGGCCGTCCTGGCCGGTGCCCTGGATCAAGAAAGGAGGCACCTCGGGGGCCCGACAGAGTTCTAACTTTGCCACTCTTTGCTGAAGTCTTTTCGTTCGTCTCATCGCGATCGGCAGGACTGTTCTAGTGGGATCGCCCGCTCTGGAGAATCTCCGACATAAACGGGGCTGCGCCTAGCCACTTTGCTCGTTCGTAATCACCATCTGATTGCGAGTTCACTCGCTCTCTTTCTGTTCTAACTTCTCGATGCGCGCTTCTAACTGCGCCGTCTCGATGGCCTGCCGGTGCATATCGAGAACCCGGGCGAGCCGCTCTCCATCGGTCGGTTTCATCCGTCCACCTGCCATGGCCTGCAGGACCCGCTCGGCTGCCTTGCTCACATCTTGAGCGCTTTCTATCTTCTTCCCAAGACGGATACGAACACCGGACTCGCGAAGCACAGGGATGATTCGGTCAATACACGCGCGACGTGCGTCGCGATCTCCATTAAGGGCATCTACAATGCACCGGCGAACGATAGGCTCCGAATACTTCTCGAGGAGTTTCTGCGCCATCACGGTCGTTTTATTACGGTTCCCTTTCGGTCGGCCCGTTCCAAACTTATTGCCGGGTAAAAAGGCCCGTCCCCGTGGTTTGTTCATAACCGTTCCGCCCGTTCCGCAGCGACTTGATCAAAGCTACGATGATCATTGCTCAGATACGCCTGGCACCCCGTGAACGCCTGCCAGCGTCTTACGATCACATCCACATAGCGAGGATCAATCTCAACCAAACAGGCAGTGCGGCCGGTTGTCTCACAGGCAATCAAAGTCGTGCCGGAACCCGCAAAAGTATCGAGCACCACGTCGCCTTTTAGGCTGCTGTTTTCGATAGCCCGTTCCACGAGTGCCACAGGCTTCATCGTTGGGTGTAAGTCGTTGACGCGAGGCTTGTCGATGAACCACACATCCCCCTGATCGCGGGCTCCACACCAATAATGCTTAGCTCCCTCACGCCATCCATACAACATCGGTTCGTACTGCCGCTGGAAATCGGAACGACCCAGTGTAAAAGTGTTCTTTGCCCAGATGATATACGTCGACCAATGACCGCCGCACTCGGTGAAAGCCGTGTGCAAGCGGTGCAGTTCGCTCGAAGACATAGAGATGTAGATCGCTCCTTGGCTGACGGCGAGTATCACCTGACAGGCCGCTTTGAGAAAGTTCCCAAACGCCTCACCGAGGTTGTCGTTGACCATCTTCATTCTGCTGCGCGTCTTGCCGGTGTAGTCGACATCGTAGGGGAAATCGCTGCATGACATTCCACAACGCTGTTTGTCGAGCACTCGTTCCACATCTGGGACGTGCCATCACCGCATAGAAGTCGATGGCGGCCCAGAGTCCAGACGTCTCCGGTGATCGAAACCACGCGAGGCAATGGGTCGGGAACTGCATCGGCATCGGTGAGCCCGTGCTCAACGTCCCCCAGGAGCTCCTCCAGTTCCAGGTCACTGAATCCGATCAGTTTTTCGAGGCCGAGGTCCTGCTCGGCGAGAGCTTCCAACTCAAGCCGGAGCATCTCCGGATCCCAGCCTGCGTTCAGAGCAAGTTTATTGTCGGCCAATCGGAACGCACGCTTCTGGTTGTCGGTGAGGTGGGCAAGTACAAGGACCGGAATCTCGGATAAGCGGAGCTTTCTGGCGGCGAGGACGCGGCCATGGCCGGCGATGATGCCGCCCTCCGGGTCGATCAGTACGGGGTTGTTGAATCCGAATTCTTTGATGGAGCCAGCAAGTTGCGCTATTTGCTCATCGGAATGGGTGCGGGCGTTGCGTGCGAACGGAATCAGGCGCTCGACGGGCCAGGAATCGATTTGAAGCGGCCGAACGGTGGAGTTGGTCATAAAAGCAACATAAACCTTTCTTTTGTTAGATATCGGGCTGTACGACAGCTGCGGACGTGCGCGCCGGATAAGGCACGATAGAGGAAGCTATCCGACCTTTTGATACAGAGGATGGATGCTTGAATCCTATCTAGTCAAATACTATAATGAGATCGGTGATGGATCAAAGGAGATAACATAGTGCATGACCATATACAGTCAGAGTGGTGGCGCTTTGAGGCTTGTACCATCGAAAACAATGCCTTGCGTCCCGCCCCGGAGCTCTACGTCACGCCTACAACCCCTGGGAGTGCTTCAATGATGTCAAAGGCAAATACCGCACCGTCCCAACCCTCTGGGGTGAGTTCGCCGAGCTGGTCAGCCATGTTCGAGCCGACGCCATAGGCCGGTATCAACCGTCTCCCAAAGGGGCTTCTCGAATCCTGGACTGGTCCAACAAATATGGTTTCCTGGGCGTTCTTCCCAGCAACGTACAAATGATTGTGCTTCCGCCCACGAGTGAAGCGGATGAGCAAGATCTGGCGGCAGGATTAACCCCGGGTTGCCTGATCCAGCGAAGGCATGTGCGCATCGCGGGTATGTGGATCACCCATAATGACGTCGAAGAATTATGGGATAACGGGTTCAGCAGCGAGGCCCCTTACGCCGTGCGCAAACCGGCCCGATCGTCACGGTTCCCACCCTCTCAGTCCTTAATCTGGGACTGGGAGAGTCTCATGGTCACAATCGACGAAAACAATGCCAGGTTGCGCACCTTCTTTTCCACGCCGCCGTCCGATGGTCAATATCCCTTGCCACTCTCGAAGGAGTTTTGGGCCATTTACCAGGAGCCGCTCTGGGCCTGGATGCGAGCCGCACTTATGTTTGCCGACTCAGTGGAGCTTGTGTCCCAATTCGCGGTCGACCACTTTGTCGGAACGACTTGGCCGGAGGAGCGGCTCGGAACCGTTAACATGGCGTTGTGGGTCCTAAACTCTCTCGCCGCTTCGGAATCCAATTTCTACAAGTTTGGCGGCTCGGCGCTACGGCCCCAATTGGCTTGCGGCTCACTGCTGTCGGCGATGGCGCGGATGTTCTTTGAGGATGTACTTGATGGACGTCGAGCGCGCCGTTGCGCCACGTGCAAAAAGATTTTTGTGTCCAACGAACGCCGCTCCACTTATTGTTCGGTGAAGTGCCGAAACACCGCTTCTATGCGCCGCTACCGCCTGCGTGCGAACGAAGATCCACGACGACCGCAAGTAGCCCGCACCAAGAACGCGTGACTAGACCCGACCTCGGCGGGACCCACGATACCATCCAACTCATTGTTGTTGCTGAGCCCTGCTTTGACTCTGTCCGCAACCCGCCCTACGATCGGGCCGAAGTAGGTGTTTCGCGGTTCCTTATAAACGTGAGTTTGACGCGGAAAAACGCGCCGTTGGAGCGAATCTAACGCAAACTTTTACGTTATTTC